AAAAATTTTACTAATAATAATAGTATTAATGGTAGTTGCACTTTCACCGCTCAGTCTGCGTGGTTTAGTGATAGGAGTCCGTTTGATAACTTACGTCGCATCGTGAGTGATATTGAATGGCCCTCTGTTCGCTATCCTATTTTTAATAAGACACGTTTTCTTGAGTTTTTGGAGATTGGCATTTTGTTGTATGGCGATTTAACTGAGGCCACCTCCGTTGGAGCTCAGATTCGCGCCTTTGTACACTTTATTAAACATGTGTACCGGCGTTCGTTTCTAGTTCTAGCGGAACAAGGTCTTTTTGAAATAGCGGAGATTTGTGTGCGCGCTTTTAGCCGCCCATCTTCGTCCGTCCCACTTCAAAGTGGTATTGATTCCCTCTTGGACGATTCAATTAACTATATGGATCAATTTGAGAGAAGCCAGCTATTGGCACAACTTGGTAAATTACTGAGTTATGTGCTTAGTTTCGCTGTGTTTCAGGAATACAATATAGACCCTACTACCAATGTGAAACGGTATAGGGATTTTTCTCATTTACTGGAGTCCAAACCTGTTACTTTTGCAGCGGGAATGGTTCGCACCTCGCTAGAGAGTTTGCGTGTCCTATTGATGAATACGAAGAAATTCTGGATTACGGGAGATATTACTGATCTCGTTTTCACAGAGGATCGTATTACGAAGTGGAATGCGCTCTTTCATAAATTGCGGGGTGATTATGCTGTGCTGTCCAACCCAACACCGTTTGGTGTTTCGGTTGAGGTCTTTGAGAAGGAGATTATAGCGTGTATCGATGAGGGTAAATACCTCTCACGTAACAGGCAATTATTGTCCTCTTCGGAGACATTGGTTTTCGAACGACGTTTCCAAGAAATCCAAGGATTAGAAAGAGATTTTAAACTCTTACAGCTAGCCCAAAGTAAAAGAGATCCCCCTTTCGCTTTATTAATCAATGGTCCTTCTTCCGTTGGTAAATCCTCTATTATGCACATGATGTTTGCCCATTTTGCCAAGGTGAGTACCCTTTTGGGAAAACCTTTGGAAACAGATCAATCATTCATGTACACGCGTAGTGTGGCCGACGAATATTGGAGCGGTTTTAACACCTATCAATGGTGTATAGTTCTAGATGACGTTGCTGTAGCATTGCCGTCTAAAGCCGCAGAAGATCCGACACTTGATGAGATAATACGAATTGTGAATCCTATGCCATGGACCCCGCCGCAAGCGGAGCTAGAACGAAAAGGTAGATATCCAGTCTGCCCTAAGCTCTTCTTAGCGTCTACCAACGTTAAGGACCTGAATGCCTCTATGTGGTTTTCAGTCCCTCTTGCTGTGCAGCGTCGGTTCCCCTTTGTTATTACTGTGGTTCCTAAGGACAAGTACACTAAAACTAGTGTTCATAATACTAATCCCATGTTGGATACCAGTAATCTCGAACCCTTCGAGGGTCATTACGATGATTATTGGACCTTCTTGGTTGAGAAGACAGTTCCAGGACCGCAGGTTGGCGGCGCCATTCACAGAGTGGCTGCTGCTTTTGAACCTATCTTGAAAACCGATAGTATATCGGAGTTCATGAAGTGGTTTGGTGCTGCAATTAAGCAGCACTATGCTGACACAGCCAATTTGCGCGACGCGTTGGGTTCTTATTCTAAAGTTCCCATATGTCCGTTGTGCTTTGGTGACCGTTTACTTTGCAGTAACGAGTGCAATCAAGCGGTCCAAGAGTGCCCTGTGCCTTTACAGGTTGGTGTTTGTAATGATGGTTGCGATTTGCAATCATCCACCCCTGTTGAAAGTTCCGGTTTGGAGGAAATCAAGCCATTGTCCTACATTTGTAGTGAAAAATGGACTAGATTTTTCTCTCTTCGCTTTATTTGGTTGTGGTTATATGTATCCACTATTAATTTCTTTCGTTCAGCTAGCGTTCTATGCATTCGATATAACTTAATGTTATTTAGTCGAGTGTTCGGATATTTAGCAGGCAGAATGGAAGATTATGTTCTGCGTAGAGCGTCCAGGTATTTGCGCCGGGAGCTCTATTCTCCTCGTGTTGAAACTTTCTTAAAGTGTACCGCATACGTAGTAGCAACTGCTGCTGCAGCCTACGGTTTGTTTACTCTCATTTCTAAAAGGAAAGGTAAGAAAACAGAGGAAGATGAGGAAGAAATGCACGAATTTAATGGTGGTGTTTTCTCGTCCAACGTTCCCCAGCCCAGTAATGAGCGAACCAACGTTTGGACATGGAAGGAACGACCTGTGCTATCAAATATCGACTTATCTCCGGCTATTCTGTCGCGAGGTGCGATTTCTGTTAGCGAACAGTTAGAAATTTTCTCCCGCAATTGCTATTATATGGTAGTTGATGGTGGATCCGGTCCAACTTGCTTCGGGCGAGTTCTAGCATTGGGTGGGCAGATGTATTTAACAAATGCTCACTTTTTCCAGAAACGTCCGTCGCGTATGTTTTTAACTAAGTGTGGACCTAACTCAGCTGTTGGGACGAGGCGAACGATTATATTGAATTATGGCGTTAATATCGTTTTGGATGAACCAAATGATATCGCCGTATTCCGAGTAGTTGATTTGCCTAGTAATCGTTCCTTATTGGAATATATGTTCAAAGAGGACTCCTTAGAGAGACCTGAGTTTAACGCTTTCCGCTTAACACGTGAGGAGGATGGTTCTATTACCACCTCTGAAGTTGTGTGCAATGTGGTTGGTCGTGACACCATGGTCACTCGTTATGGGGAGAACTTAATGTTGCCTACTTTTAGAGGAACTTCTAAGAATCAAACCCGAGAGGGTGATTGTGGATCTCCTCTAATTGCCATTTTCAATGGGCGATGTGTAGTCGTTGGTCTTCATGTTGGGTGTATTCAACATCCGACTAAGCCTGATCGATGGCGCATATTGTCACGTAGATTGGATAAGGCATTAATTGAGCCTTTATTGACCACGTTCCCAGCCCAAGCCAAGATATTGCCTAGCGCGCCACTTATGACGTGCGAGAAGACTGGTGAGATAGTGGTGGAAGGTCTCCATCGGAAGAGTCCTTTCTGTCACTTATCAAACTGTGGTAGTATGGAGGTTTTCGGGTCTATACCATTTCGTGAAGGATCTAAGAGCCATGTCATTAAGACACTATTGGGTAAACAGTTTGTCGAAGCTACGTGCGACGACGGACCCTTGTCGATAGTTGATAAGATGCATGCGCCCGTTATGAGAGGATATGAGCCTAAGCACAATTCTCTCAAGCATATGATCCAAACGAGCCAGGGTGTGGATTACAAGCGGTTGAACAAATGTCGGGATGCCTTTTTGGCTGACATTTTTCGACGGCTCCCGCCGAGTGAGCTTGAGCTCATAAAGCCCCTGGATGTCGATTCCTGTGTTAACGGTGTCGCTGGTGTCACGTACATTGATGCAATGAAACGAGGCACTTCGGCTGGTTTCCCTTGGAGGGAAGTTAAACACAAGCACCTCATACCAATCGTGGACGATGCTGGTTTACCAACTGGCAGAGTTCGTGTGACGCAAGAGATTGCTGATAGGGTCGATGGTATTCTTGCAGCTTACGCAGAGGGACGTCAGTTCCATCCTGTGTTCGCTGCTAGTTTTAAGGATGAACCCGTTTCTAAAGAAAAAAGAGACGCTGCGAAAACGCGCATTTTCTGTGCTGCACCTATGGATTTCACCATTGTGGTTCGCAAGTTTCTACTTCCTGTGATTCGGGTCATTCAAAGGAATACGGCTGCATTTGAAACAGCTGTTGGTGTTCAGGCACAAAGCAAGGAGTGGGAGTTGAAATATCATCTCATCACTAAGTTCGGTGTGCATCGTATTGTCGCTGGAGATTACTCCAAGTTTGATAAGAAAATGTCGCCCGCCTTCACTTTGGCAGCCTTTGATATACTCCGAGCTCTCTGTGAGAGAGCCGGGTACACTGACACTGAGTTGACTGCTATCGATTGTATTGCCCAAGATGTTTGTTTTCCCACAACAGACTTCTTTGGGGATCTGGTTCGCTTTAATGGTACCAATCCTAGTGGACACCCACTGACTGTTATCGTTAATTCTATTGTTAACTCGTTGTATATGCGTTACGCATACCTTCACCTGAACCCCTTCGGGGTTGTTAGTGATTTCCAAGATAATGTTTCTTTGGTCACTTATGGTGATGATAATATTATGAGCGTGAGTGAAGAAATTACTTTCTTTACTCACACCACTATTCAAGAAACTTTACAGTTGATTGATGTGGAATATACAATGCCAGATAAGCAACAGGAATCGCTTCCTTTTATCCACGCAAACCAAACTTCTTTCCTCAAGCGATCTTTTCGTTATGATGAAGATTTACAGGCTATCGTGGGTCCTCTTGAACATGATTCGATCAGCAAGATGTTGACGTCGTGTGTGGCCTCCAAATCATTTACAGCTGAGCAACATATGCTTGCTGTTATTCGTTCTGCGATGGACGAATATTTCTGGTATGGAAAAGCCACTTTTGAGGATAGGAGAGCGAAATTTCACCAGATTATGGAGCAGTGTGGTTTGTATGAGTATGCAGAGTACTTCAACCCACTCCCCACCTGGTTGGAATTAGCTGAGCGCTACCGTTTAGCTTCTGAACCTTTCTTGAACGGAGATCCCTACGCTATCAAGTGTACGGTAGTTCAGGAGGATGAGGCTAGCGAGTAAGCTGGCAATGGGCTTTTTAATGTTGTGCCCGTGGAGACAAACCGAAACAACATTCGTCAGTTAAGTGCGGCGTTTGCTCTCGTGTTGGTGAGAGCGGCGCGCCAGTTAATTGCTGATGAGAGACACAGGCTACTTCGTGGGCCTACTGATCATGTGTGGTGTCTTTAAATAATAAAGCTATGATCGTGAACCAACAAACTTGATAGTGTTTTGAACACCGCTATCATTTACAATAAAGTTCATCTAATATGACGAATTCTATGGGGACAAGTTCCACCCCCTCAAATGGAACTACTATAGATGTCCCAGACAACGTGGGCGTGCCTCAAACTGAGCATGTTACACCTTTGGGAGATCAAATGCAGACTACTCAATTTTCCGATAATATCGGAGAGAGTTTGTATACACAGCCGTCTATGGCTGATCCAACTTTTAAGATGGATAAAATAGACATTGGCCAGTTGTGCGATTTTCTGTCTCGCCCAACTTTGGTCTCATCTATCTCCTGGTTGCAGGGCACTCCTTTCGGTTCCGTTCGTATTGACGTGTGGCGCAGTTTCTTCGAAGCTGCTACTATCAAACGAAAGATCGAGAATTATGCTTTCTTCCAGGGGGAGATACATATTAAGGTGTTAGTTAATTCTTCACCTTTTAATTATGGAGCACTTATTGCTGCATACGAACCTCTCGTAGCTCATGGCTATGATGTGAGTGCTGCAGCTAATATATCTGATAATCGTATTTGCGAGTATTCTCAGTTTCCACACATTTGGTTGTTGCCTGCAACAAGCCAGGGTGGTGAAATTGTTTTCCCCTTTCTTTACGATTTGGACTGGTTGGATTTAACCAATCTTTCTGAAGTGCAGAATATGGGCGCTTTGCGGTTCTTTGAAGCTGATTCTTTAGATACCGCGAATGGGTCCGTTGGTCAAGAAGTTGATATACAAGTTTATGTGTGGTTCGAGAAAGTTGAACTCTCTGGACTCACGCATAAAGCTTCGTTGCAGATGGGTGTACTATCCGATGTAGTTGATCGCGTTCCACAAATGTGGCAAGCTGCGACAGCTAAATCTATGGACGAGTATGCCAAGCGACCAGTATCCTCTATTGCGGGTACGGTAGCCGCTATTGCTAAACCATTGACCTCTGTACCAGGTATTGGAATTTTCGCTAAGGCCACCTCAATGGGGGCATCCGCGGTTTCCAAAATTGCTTCATTATTCGGGTGGACTAATCCGCCTAATATTGCTAATGTTGAGCCTGTTAGACAAGCTCCTTACCATGGATTGGCTTCAGCGGCCATTTCAGTTCCAGGTGATACTTTTTCACTGGATCCCAAGTGCGAGTTGAGTGTTGATCCTCGTACTGTTGGTTTAGGTGATGTTGACGAACTCACCATCAGCAATCTAGCACAGAGAGAGGCTTATATAGGTTCTTGTATCTGGTCACCTACAGATGTGACCAACACGACCATTATTGCTTCTCCAGTGCATCCCACTCATTATGTAGTTGGACCTAATGTTTTGAATGGAGACGAAATCTCCTTTGCCCCCATTGGTTTGCTTAGTCAGACTTTTGGTTATTGGCGAGGAGACGTAATCTTCCGTTTCAAAATTATTTGTTCAGAATACCATCGAGGTAGACTGCGTTTTGTTTGGGACCCTATGTTGGCCCTTTTCGGATCTAGTGCTAATAATAACACAGCGCTGAATCGGGTGGTTGATATATCTCAAGAAAAAGATATTGAGATTCGAATTCCCTACAATCAAGCACGTCATTGGTTGAAGACACCAGAGCTTAATGCTGTTGGTGCTTTATCCTATTTGCGTGTTAAGGGACAAGCCTTTGTTAACTTCGTTGACGCGGAGACGACAAATGGCATGTTGACGTGTTCCGTTTTGAATGCGTTGTCAGCCCCCGAGCCTTCGGCGACCGTGCGTATTTTGATCTTTGTGCGTGGTTCACCAAACCTTGAGTTTTGTGTTCCTAAGAATCCTCTTGATAGGACCTTTTCGTACTTCCCCCCACAAGGAGGAGAGGTATCGATTTCTGGTTCTTCAGTTGATAATACAGATCAACATCAGTACGATGTTTACTTTGGGGATCCGGTGCGTTCTTTGCGCACTGTTCTCCGTAGAGCTAACCCGAACGTGACTTTGCACATTTTTAATAATTCTTTGCCAGGTGGTTATCTAATTAAGTGGGTTGTTTTTAACAATTCCATTTTCCCGTATTTTAACGGTTTTGATCCCACCTCGAATTTTAACGCTGTCAGTTACGTAAGTGGCAACAAACCCTACTCATTCGCAGTCAACACACCTTTTCACATGTGGGTACCATGTTTTAAGGGGATGAGAGGTTCCATGTATTGGCATTATGAGCATTCTAAGCTCAATAATACTGATAGGTATTCCCTCGAGATTAGGCGAAATCTTCGAGATCCCACGATTGTTTCTGGCCGCTTATTGTGGTCAGAGCTCGATCTTGGGCCAATAACGGGTACAGGGAGTCAAGTCGCTCGAGTCGAGGCTGCTTCCTATGATCTCCGAGATGGCAACACACGTAGTGCAGCTGTCTTGGTATCCCCCTTTAATGGCGAGGGCAAGTCCGTGTTATATCCTAACCAGTTTAATTACCGGTTTGATACAACTCGTGTCGGCGCTATGGTTACAGGTCAAAATAGACCTCGACCACGCCGGGAGAGTATTTCTGTGATGATGAGATACTTCCCAGTAGCCACATCACCAAATGATGAGAATAACTCATTTATTCGCCGATACTTTAGTATTGGGCCGGATTTTACAGTTTTCTTCTTCTTGTGTGTTCCTCGCGTTTATCGCTATACTACTATCCCACTCGGAGCGTGATGTCCCTCAGCTCTGATAGTAGTGAGTCCTTTAGCTGCTTTAGCAGCCTCCCAGTCAAGTGCGGTTTGACTGGATACGAGGAGGACAACCCAACTTTGTTATGCTTGCGCAGTTTGATGCCGAAGCACCCAAGTTGGGTGCTTTATGCTTTTATCGCAAGATTTTAACATCGTTGGTGTAATTACC